TAAGACTGTCAAAGGTCTTGAAGCTAACAACAAAAAGATTAGAAATTATATACAGATCTGTCATGAATATGGTACAGAAAGTTTAGGGGATAGTTGGTGTAGCTTCTTAGCTACAAAGTCTACAAAGTGGAGAGATGCTAATCATGTTAGCGAAGTTCACTATACTTATTTAATTGGAGAAGTGAAATGAGCATGATGTCAATTGATCTTGTAAGAGTATACGACAAAGGCAGAGTAGTGCCAATGTATCATGTACATGGTGTAACTAAAGAAACTTGGAAGGCTCACGAACCCATAGCTAATAGCTATTATGTGGGTCAGGACAACTATGGTAGTCCATTGTTTATGTCATATGAGTCAGCGCTCAAGGCATTAATGTTAGTCGGGTAATTAAACTTAAAATTGGAGAAGTGAAATGAATAACTTAATGCAAGAACTAGACGTAGTAATAAAGAAATATATTGATGATAGAGTTCAAGTCGATGTGAATTATCGAGAGAGTTTTATTCGGAAGCTAAGTGAGAAAGCTGATGCTCTAAAAGAAAGAGCGCAGGGAAACGAGACAGTAGCAGTGCGGGATGCTAATAGAATTGCGGCATTGGAATGGAAGCTAAACGATGCGTTAGAATCTATTGATACTTTAAATGCTAGAGTCAGTGAACTCCAAGATGATAGTGGTGCTGAGTTGTTTGTACCTGCTACTGAAAAAACCTTAATGGCTCTAGCTGATAGGATAGACGAGGTTGAATCTACTGCAAACGATGCAGAAGAAACAGCTAACTCAGCACAGTATGATGTCGATAGCTTAGAAGAACGTGTAGATACCTTAGAAGGTGCAGAGAATAACGAAGCTGTAATAGAAGACATGGTAGGTAGACTAGTTGACGAAGCAGTAAGCAACCTAACATTCACTACAACAGCGGGGTATTAGATATGTGGGCAGTTAACTGGACAGAAGCAGGGTGTACTGAGTATGCTAATACTCTAGAAGATGCACATAAGATTGGACAACGGGGTGGTATATTTTATATAATAACTTTTTTAGGAGAAGCAAATGATAACAGCTAGGAAAGTACAGTTCTTTGGGACTCATCCAAAGCTAGTAACAGGCGGTTGGTATAACACTAGAGAGTATTCAGAAGCCAGTGGCACAAGCATTGGAAGGATAAATGCTAGGCTGTATCGCTACGGTAAGATGACAGATGCTCTGCTGTTGCCACCGATGGTAGTAGAGACACCGCTAAAGCTTACAAGTGAATCAGAGATTCTCATGGACAAATGGCTTCGAGTACCTCTAACTAAAATAGATCCAGAGTATACGGAGCATGGAGTATGAAGAAGCCAATAGATTTAGATAAACCTGTATACAAATACAAAGTACTGATGTCTGAGTTGATTGGTTACTATATAACTATAGCGGCTTCAAGTCCTGAAGAAGCACAGCACTATGCCAACGATACTCAGATGAGAAAGAACTATACCAAGTCAGACATCATGGTGGTTGAGACAACACCTGTATCGGCAGAACTAATAGTTAAACAGGAGATATAAAATGAAAACTTATATTCATGTTAACCAACATAAAATTAAATCTAATTTAAAAACAGGAGATGATGAACCAGTTATTACAGTTAAGACAGGCAAAGTAAACACTTACTGTCGCAGTGTTAAGATCTTAGGAGACTCTATAGTTATGCAATCCACAACAGATAAACCTATATTATCTTGTGGTGCTAGAGTTGTAATTGTAACTGAAGCAGAAGTAGTACCGGAGATATAAAATGATTAGATCAGATAGAGTAGGAAGGGTGTTGAATTGTAGCGGTTGTCTTAGAGATTACTTCGATCATCAACACAGTAATCAACTATGTGTACCATGCTTAAATGATATGTTAACCTTTAAAGATTTAGAAGATACATATGAATATCCTTTAGAAGATAATGAACAAGGTTAACATAGTTAAGAAACTTTAAAACCTTTGAAGGTATTTTAAGTAGTTTAGAAATGTTGTCAACCTCAAATCAAACTTAATTTTTGGAGATACAAAATGAATAATATTACACCGATGTTTGCAAACAACACAGCACTCACAGCCATAAGAGATGGAGGTTATGGATCAGCCGACTTTGATATAGGTGTCACGCCTTTGATGTATAATCTAGGGGAGGGGGCGTATGTAAACTATCAAAGCTCCAAGTCTGTTATCTATCGCACCGATACTGGGGCTGAGTTAGGTATTCACGGCCACAAGTATGCACCTGTTGCACCGAAGCATCTGATTGATGTTACCCGCAATATCATTGAGCGGTCTGACCTGTCTATTAATAACATGCAGGAAACAATCAGGACATCTCATAACGGGGCGCGTGTGTTCGTCAAGTACACTTTGCCAGAGCATACCTACACCACCAGTGACGGTGACAGCGCATCTCTGAGCCTGTTATCTATCTCATCTACCGATGGCACATGGCCGTTGATGATCAGTGCGGCGGCAATACAGATGGCGTGTACTAATCTTCAGGTATTTGTGGGCGGTGAGGTGGCTGTATATAAAGCCAAGCACACTCAGTCACTAGACATTGAGCGGGGCGGTAGGATTATCACCAAGTCTTTGGGGGTCTTTCACAATGAGCGTGACCTCTGGCAGAAGTGGCACGGTACAGACTGCAACATGGAGACTGCCTTCAGGTTCTTTGCAGAGGCGTTGAAGTGTGGGACGGCTACGTCAGGTCTGTTGGACGGCACAAACAACCAAGTCCATATAGAAAGTAGCATAGCTGAGATGCCTAGACGTAACCTTCAACTAGAATACATCTGGAATATATATAAGAATGTATATTCTAAACGCCTTGGACATAACTACTGGGCGGTGTACAATGCACTGACTGACTGGTCAACTCATGCAAGTGCTTCGCGGGATACAAGCCAAGCTAACATTGCGTCTATCCAGAACGACAGACAGCAGACAGTACGTCAGGCTGTTCAAAGTAATTACTTTATGAAGGCGGCTTAGTATGCAGATACCCTCGAAACCTTTTAGTATAGATTCACTGGCGCATCGAAAGGTGCGCTATATTCTAGACAAACCTAGTCAGCTACAAGATGCAGTGCTAGACATTGTGGCAGGCGAGAAAGCTAAGTGGAGTGTCAAGGAATGGGTGGCAGTTACATCTAAAATAGAATCATCTGACCTAACTGTTGGTGAGTACATCAATAACTTTAATAAAAGGAAAGTAGTATGACTAAGAACTTTGGAGACTATCACCTGAGTTTCAATCTGCGGAACGGTGTAGGTATTGACTTAGAGTTTACTGATAGCAGAGCAGTATGGATTACAATAGCAGACAGTGATAAGTATGAGGCGGCACAGTTTGAAGGCGCAGTAATTTGTTTGCCTTTCTGTGTTATAACATTTGGACAGTGTTTCTTACCGGAGGATTAATGATGAGTGAACGTAAAGATTATTTCTATATGATGTTACGAGATGTCTCGATCAATGCACAGGCATTAGAATCAATACAAGGCTTTGAGCCAAACTGCGATGAGGTAGAGTCTATGGAAGCACTGTATGATGAGATAGGAAACCATTTCAATCTACATATGGTGAGTGATTCTAGTCTGTCACCACCTTCTCCAAGCAGAGAAGACTGGCTTCGCTTACAGCGGGAACATCCGGCAATAGTTAAGGAGAATGAAGATGCCTGATACATCTAATTTTAATATAGGTTTAGCAGTTATTGCATTTTCTTTTGGTGTGTTGGGCGGGTCAATGCTAATGGCAATATCAGTCCAGAACAATTGGAGTTATGATGCTGCTCAGACTGAGTGCGCTAGGTTCTCGCCACAGACAGGTCACTTTGAATGGATACCTAAGAAACTTGAAATCCCTTCAAGGTAGGTGCAACTATGAGTAATGCTACGCATGGTGGCAAAGGAGATAGACAACGTAAGACTAATGCTGACAAGTTCAACAGTAACTTCGATGCTATATTCAGAAAGAAATTTAAGGAGTTAAAAGATGATCAAGAAAGTAAAGGAAAGTTTAGGAAAGATCTTCCCCGCGATGGTAGAATGGGTGAAGACTAATGTGTTGGAGCAGTACCCTGCACCTCCAGTGAAGGTACGGATCGCTAGGTTCATTGTGATCTTTGGTATCTTCTATGTCCTAACAGTTGTATTACTTTTATTAACATGAGGTGATGTATGTTTGCAGAAAGCATGTCAGGTAATCCTAGTGCCGAAGCTATAGCAACAGCGAAGGCCGCAACAGATGTAGTAGAGGGAAAGGTTCCACTCAGTACAGCATGTTCAATGTATAATGTCAGAGAGCAAGCTGTAATTAAATTCATAATCGACAGCACTGAGTACGACACAGTGGTTAGCATGAGGAAGAAGTGATGA